CGCTCGTGGCTGATGGAAGACTGTCGAAGATGAGCTTTGCCTACAACGTGAGAGACGCTGGGCCTGTCGAGATCGAGAAGGGCGTCACTGCAAACGAGCTCCGAGACCTAGATCTGTACGAAGTGTCCATCGTTCCTATCCCTGCCAACCAACATGCCGAGATATTAGATAGCAAGCAGGAAGATCCCAATCTTAAAAGCGGCCATGTGGCCTCAAAATCCGCTGAGGATAGTCTCCGCCAAGCAGCAGATTTGATTGAAGCAGTACTCGAACAACTAGGAAACGACAGCCAAGGCACGAACGAGGGAAAGAGCGGAGGTGGCTCGGACGGCAAGCCGGCACACGGCGAGGACCCAAAGAGCGACAACGCTAGCGCCAAGCTCGCGCAAACCCAAAAAAAGATGCACGAAATACTAGAAAGAGGTAATCATGGGTGCTAAAGAACGCAAAGACGCGCTTCTCAAGGAGCTCGATGGACTTGCTCCAAAGGTCGATGCCGGCGACTCCAAAGCCGCGGCGCGCGCAAATGAAATCATGGAAAAGGAGATTCCGGCAGTAGACCAACAGCTTGCCGCCCTTGAGAAGTCGAAAGCGATTCTTGGGGGACTCTCCCAAGGCGGCTCTTCAAGCCTTAAGACTGATAATGAAAAGAGTGCAACCCTCGGCGAGATGGCTGTCAAGGCTGTTAGGGCAAACTCTGTCAGTCCAAAGGAGCGCCGCTTCACTATATCTACGCCGGGAATTGGTCTCAAGGCTTCAACAGATGTAAACACATCTCCGGCCAGCGATTATGCGATAACCAACCAAGAAATTCGTCCAGACATACTGGAAGGTTACCGCCGGCCTTTGACTGTCGCGGACCTGTTCTCATCCGAAACGACCGACGAGGGCGCCGTCACATATTTTGTTGAAGGGGCAGTGGAAGGCGAGCCCGGCCAAACAGCAGAGGGCGAGACCTACGGCCAGCTTCACTTCGCCGAGCCTGAGGAACACACGGACTCGCTTAAGAAGACTACAGCCATGTGGAAAGACACAGACGAACTCCTAAGCGACTCCCCTCGCCTTGCCCAGTCGATAAACAACCGCGGACCTTATCTCATGGACATCAAAGAGGAGGACCAGATCGTCGCTGGAGATGGCACAGGGCAAAACCAACTTGGCCTTATCAATCGCGATGGCATTCAAACAGCTACATACGCTGACTTTGAAGCCCTCCTCAAGGCCATCAAGCACGCAAAAGTGTTGGTCCGCAAGGGCACTCCTGGCTTCCGTGCCGATGGCGTACTCATCAATGATGAGGATTGGGATGAACTGACGAACCTTCAGGATGCTAACAAGCAATTCCTTGCAGGCGGTCCATTCTATGGGCAATATGGCACAGGCGCAGGGCCTAGCGAAGAGCCTCCCCTGTGGAGTCTTCACGTCGTTCCGACTCCCGCCATCGCAGCAGGAACGATTGTGGTCGGAGCTTTCAAGCTCGGAGGCAGCGTAATTCGCCATCGTACGGGTCGCATGCTCGAGATGACCAACTCGGATGGGCAAGATTTCGAAAAGGGAATCGTAACGTTCCGTACATCTGAGCGGCTGGCTCTGGCGATTCGCTATCCAGGGGCCTTCGTAAAGCTTACCAAGGCAAGCGCTTAACAAGATGAGGCAAGGGTAGCTTTTAGCTGCCCTTGCCGTCAATGACTGGAGGGCTCTCATGGATGAAAAAGATTTCAAAAGCTATTTATGCTGTGACGGGACTACACGTCAATATCACGATGGCAAAGCTCCAAAAGGGGCGGTTCAAGTGAGCAAAGTGAGCAAACAAACAGTTAAGCAAGGTACGAAACAGGTAACGCCAAAAAACAAGTAGGAGGCCGTCATGGTGCCAACACCGTGGGGCTATGATGCAGCTAAAAAGCCGCCGGCACTGGCGACTGGAGACGATCTTGTGACAGTCTCTGGCGGCAGGTGGAAGGCAGACGCACGGTCTGCGCAAGCACTTCTCTCGGCGTCGGCCACGATCCGATCATATTGCGGATGGCATATTGCCCCGCTCCTCTCATGCGAAGCGCAGATCTCGCCTCGGGGCTGCTTCATCAGCCTCCCGGCGCTACAAGTGGCTTCGGTTGACTCTGTAGTCGAGGAGGGGACCACGCTTGTCGGGGGTGTTGACTGGGAATGGTCAAAAAACGGGCTTATACACCGTATCGACCATGCCTGGAAACGCGGCCTTGCAACCGTCGTCGTCAACTACGAGGCAGGGTTTGACGAGGTACCTGATGACGTTCTTGCCGTCTGTTTTCAGATGGCACAACGTCTGCTTGCTGTGCCATTCGGCATAAAAAGCGAGACGGCTGATGGCGTAAGCGTCAGCTACGATGCCTCAGTACGACTCACCACAAATGAGACTCTTTTACTTTCAAGCTACATGCTTCCACAAGGAGTGTGATGCGAGATGCCCATCCAAAGTTTCTGGACGGACACGATCACCATCATTAGGCCAGGGACAAAAATCAGTCGCGGATCAACTGTTCCTGATTGGGATGCCAGCAAAACGCATAACATTTCTGGCTGTCTCATACAGCCTCAATCATCAACGCTTGACCAAGGCGGGCGTCTGGCAGTGTCTGAGTCAATATCGGCACTCCTTCCACCGCAAGCAGACGTAATTGAAGGCGACAGAATCATCTTCGACGGTGCCGTTTTCGTCATAGATGGTGCTCCCCTTCCTTCTAAATCACCAAGCGGCCAAATATCACACATTAGGCTCAGCCTGAGGAGGTGGTCCGGATGAGCAAAAAGATAAAGATGGAGTTTATTAGCTCAGGATTTCATGACATTCTCTGCTCCGACGGAGTAGCAAAGGAAGTACAGGCTGCCGCAAATACCATCGGGCAGCGCGCAGATTCTAACGCAAAGGCTCTTTATCCTCAAACGCGTGGCCATACCTACCAAAACAGTGCCCACGTAGGCTTTTATGGAGGAGGCCGCATAATCGCACATGTTACGACCATCGACATGCAAGCTGCCCTCGCCGAGGCTAAAGCTCAGACACTATCTAAGGCGGTGGGCTAATGGTATCCGTTGATGTACCTCTAGATATTGAAGACGATGTCAGGCAAGCTATTGGTACTTTCATTGACAAAGATGTTTTAGTCCCGCCGCTTCCTGCTGTTTTGCCACTGCCTTGCATAGAGGTTGAAGCATCAGGAGGCCTCATTCATAACCACATAGAAAAGTGCGAGATCTCGCTTACCTCTAGGGCCGACGAGGAAGCAACCGCAATGGAGCTCATGTTGAGCGCGATCGGCTTTCTTAACACGGCATGCCGTCTACAAACAACCAATTTAAGAGCAGCTATCGTATCCGCCTTGCCAAGTTGGGTCGAAGACACTGCAAGGCCAGACTTAGCCACTTGTGTTGCACGACTTACTGTCATAGCGCATGCAAAAACTAAGGAGTTAGACAATGCCTGAAATAAAAACGATAAACCCCGATAACGTCTTTATCGGAGGAGGAGACCTCATCACCGGTCAACTCGCTTATGGGCCTCTAGGGACGAGTCTTCCAGATTACCCCAGTGAAGAGGTTGATGACGCCTTTGTGAACCCAGGAGATGTTGGGGAAGACGGTGTGAGCCTTTCTCCCGATTACTCAACTTCGATGATCCATAACTGGTCTGGAGCCGCAATCCGTACCGTTCTCGAGAACTTTGAAGGAACAATTCAAGTGCCTCTGCTCGAGACGAATGCCGAGTCAATGAAGATGATGGTCGGCGAAGAGTACTACTCCACGATCGTAGCTGATGCTACCCACGGAATCGTCCATAAGATGAAGTTTGGTGCGCATCTCGCCCCTGCTGGGGTATTTTTGCTCCGCATGAAAGATGGCAGCAAGCGCATGATGATCGAAGTGCCAAATGGCCAAGTCGCCGGCATTGATGAGGTAGATTTTACAAGCTCAGATGCCGTCATATGGCCGGTCACCATCAACTGCAACGACGACGGACAGGGGAGCTCCATCTACGTGATTACCGATGACGGGCAGAAGGTGAGCGCATAATGGCAGATGCTATCCAAGTAGCGCCTCACGGCAAAATAAAGATAGAAGTACAGCTTACAAGCACCGAGTATCAAGAGTGGTCTCATAAGCTAGATGCCGCCTATGATGCCAAAGATTGGGACCTTGTCGCAGAGCTACAGGAGTCTGAGCCAGATAATGTCGTCTTGGACACAGATGGAAACCCCAAGCTCCGTCGGTTCTATGTACCTATGATTGACAACATCCCGGCAGAGCGCATGCGCAAGATTGACAAAAGCGTCTATAGCAAGCTTAGCAAAGATGATCCACTGAGCTGGGTGGACTTCTCCTTGGCGCTTCTCAAGCTCTATATGCCAGCCGACGTGGCAGATAGCCTCTCAACCACAACTCTCGTCCAAGTCGGACGCGCAATGGGCATGGGCGATATGGATAATACGTCAGAAGAGTCAAAGACGGGAAAATCCTAAGCCTCGTCAGGCTCATTTCCGAGCACGGCGGGGCACTTAACTACGACCTCATGACGCTCACGGACCATACGCTCGCCGATGTTCCGCGTGATATATCTTGGTCAGATCTCTCTGATTTTGCCAAACATTTGCCAGCGGACAGCGCCTGCTCGCGTGAGATTGATAGCGATTTTGCGTCATGGAATTGCAGATGGAAAACAAATGCCATCCTTGCCGACATTTTTGACGCAATCCAATGGCTCTCTTACGGCTTCGTCAAAGCTCACTCAAAAGTCTCTCCTAAAAAACCAAAAGCATATCCACGGCCCCATGCCAAGAGTAATGACATCCGCTATGGCAAAGACGCAATTCCACGAGATCAGTTCGAAAAGTGGTGGAATTCTTTCGATCCCAAATAGAAAGGGGATGATGACTGACTATGCCAATGACAGAGGTCGCCCGCGCAACTGTCACGATCATCCCCAACATGAAGGGCGCTCAATCAACTATAAGCGATGCTATGACTGGGGCCGGAGAAAGTGGCGCCAAGTCTTTTACGGGAAGTTTTGGCTCTTCATTTAAAACAGGAGCAATCGCAGGCATTTTCGGGGCATTGACTTCCAAAGTAGCCGACGGCGCAATTTCTATGGCAAAAAGCATCACTCAGAGCGCCTATAACGGGTATGCAGAATATGAACAGCTTGTTGGTGGCGTTGAGACGCTTTATGGCGACGCTGCAAGTACTGTCAAAGGTTATGCAGCTGATGCTTGGCAGTCTGTTGGCATGTCCCAAAACGAGTACATGTCAACGGCAACCGCCTTTGCGGCAACATTGCGACAGGCAGTCGGTGGCAATGTCCAGAAGGCCGCAGAACAGTCTAACAAGGCCTTACAAGAGATGGCAGACAACGCCAATAAGATGGGCACAGACATGTCGTCTGTGCAATATGCGTTCCAAGGCTTTGCTAAGCAGAACTACACAATGCTCGACAACTTGAAGTTGGGCTACGGCGGCACAAAGGAGGAGATGGAACGACTTCTTTCTGACGCTGAGAAAATTACTGGCGTCAAGTATGACATTAATAACTTTAGTGACGTTATAGATGCAATTGGTGTCATTCAGGATCAGCTTGGCATTACAGGCACAACAGCTAAGGAGGCTAGCAGCACAATTGAAGGAAGCGTCAACTCCATGAAGGCCGCTTGGAGCAATTGGATGGCCGGCCTTATGGACGATCAGGCTGACATGGGACAGCTAACGCAAAATCTTGTCGATGCCGTTGGAAAAGTAGCGGAAAATATCGGACCCAAGCTCGCCCAAGTTGGGACTGCACTAGGAGCCGCGCTACCCGTGTTGGTAGAAGGCATCATGCCCTATGTGCCACAAATTGTGGGGCCCATTGCCCAAGGCATTATGTCTGCCCTTGGGACAGCGATCTCGCAACAGCCGGCACTAGGAGTTGTCATGGGCATCATGGCAGCACTTAAAGTCGGCGGAATCGTCTCCCAATTCTCATCAATGGCTAATGCGATTGCCCCTTTTACCACGTCACTTACCAGTGGAATGAGCACCATCGGCTCATTTTCTGGCGCATTGCAAGGCGTCGTTAGCTTTTTCACGGGGCCTCTTGGCATCGTGATTGCCATAGGAGCAGTTGTGGCAGCCTTGGTGTGGTTCTTTACACAGACGGAAACGGGCAAGCAGATTCTCTCTGACTTCTCGACGTTCCTCATGAATGCCTGGAATGCGGTTCTCACTTTCTTTCAAAACCTTCCGGCCAATATCGGAGCGTTTTTAACCACGGTTTGGACCAGCATTACTACCTGGGCAATTCAAATAGGGCAAGCGGCCATCACTGCAGGGCAGACGTTTCTGACTAACGTAATAACGTTCTTTTCGCAGCTGCCGGGGACTGTTTTTGGTTTTCTTTCAAGTGTACTCGCAAATGTGGCGAATTGGGTCATTCAAATGGCACAAAACGCGCTAAGCGCTGGGCAGCAATTCCTTTCTAATATCATTAGCTTCTTCTCACAGCTTCCAGGAAACATTCTCAATTTCCTTTCAAACGTCATTGCCAATGTCGTGAGCTGGGTAATCCAGATGGCACAAAACGCCATGAGTGCAGGGCAGCAATTCCTTTCAAACATCATTAGCTTCTTTTCGCAGATACCGGGAAATGTTGCCAGGTTTTTAGCTAGCGTAATCTCTTCCGTCATAAGCTGGGTCGGGCAGATGGCGCAAAACGCATCAAATGCCGGACGGCAATTTATCCAAAATGTGGCCAACTTCCTCCACCAGCTGCCGGGCAACGTTGCCAGAATCCTATCTAGCGTCATTTCCAATGCCGGGAGTTGGGTCGGGCAGATGGCTCAAAAAGGAGCCGAGGGAGCGTCTAGGCTCGGAAGCAGCCTCATATCAGCTGCATCTTCAATCCCAGGAAGAATGCTTGATATTGGAAGAAATATAGTCAGAGGTATCTGGAATGGCATTACGGGCGCTGCCGGATGGTTTGCGTCACAAGTACGTGGGTTTTTCAGCAATATTGTAAGCAATGCCAAATCTGCACTAGGTATTGGCTCACCGTCGAAAGTCTTTGCAGATGAGGTCGGCCAATGGATCCCAGCTGGCATAAATGTTGGATTTGAGTCAAGTATGCCAGATGTGCAGACGAGCATGAAACGTTCGCTCATATCCACAGCCGACACCATGAGTGCCAGTGTAGACCTTGGCATGCAAACTAGCAGCTATGACACCATTAACACGTCTTCCCCCTCAGCAGAAGAAATCGCATCTACCCTTGTCAAGCAGCTTACCTCAGCTGGGCTAGGCAAGGTCGTAGTACCGGTTTATATCGGTGGCCGCAAGCTCGATGAGGTCGTCGCTGAATCTATAAAACGGAATGCCTACAGAAGTGGGGGTAGGTGATGGCAGTCGAATGGCAACTGCTCATTGACGGCAAAGAAGTGCCAGAGAGCCCTCTCAACGGCAGCTATTCCTGCTCTGCAGCAGACGTTGCAAATGAGCAAGAAACCGAAGCAGGTACGACAGTACGTGAGGTAGTAAGGGCTAGACGCCATGTCATTTCTGCTGATTTCGTCCTAGATGAAAATGACATGGCAAAGCTCGGATCCATGGTAGCCAACGGCTCTATGGACCTAGCCTGCTGGATCCCAGAGGATGGCAAAGTCGAGACATTGAAATGTTATTTATCGTCTGGCTTCAAACCATCTCTTATGGAGGGCGGTGCATTCTACAAAGTCTCTCTTGAGTGGACGGAGTTCTGACGTGGTTGACCTCACAGAAGAGCAATTAGAAGAGCTCTTTTCCGAAAACCGGCAGACGAATGTTTCCGTTGAGATCTCGACTAAAACCGGAGCAACCATAACTGTCCATGACGATGGCATACTCAAAGGCAGTCTCAGCGCAACAGACCAATGCAGCCAAGGAGACGAAATACAGCTTGGGTCTGCATATGTTGGTGAGCTTGACTTCACCGTCATGAGCTCGGCGATGACTTTGCCGCGGACCTCTTTGGCGGGTGCCACAATAATACCGACAGTCTCATCGGGCTCCATTGACACACAAGTCGGCGTCTTTAAGGTCGACAAGTCACTTTGGGGGCTTACTGGCGTTGAGCTTACGAGTTATGACTGCATGGACAATTTTGACAGAGCCTATACGGGAGGTGAGCTTACAGGCACACCATATGCACTGCTGCTACTTGCATGCAATGAGTGCGGCGTATCATTTGGGGACAACCAAGACTACATAGAAACCTTGCCGAACGCCACAGACACGCTATCAGTAGCGCCAGATAGCGATATTGACACCTGGCGCACTTTCATAGGATGGGTTGCACAGGCCATCGGAGGCTTTGCCATAATCAATCGGTACGGCCTCTTACATATCGGCACTTACAAGACCGTGCCTTGTGCCACCATCCCAACCGATCAGCGCAACAATGACTCGAGTTTTAGCGACTTCTCAACGGTCTACACAGGCATGAGCGTTGTCCAACAGGAAGATCAAACCACAAGATACTTTGGCAACAAACCAGACGATGGGCTGACATACAACCTAGGCACTAACCCTTTTCTACAAGAGGGCTTAGATACCACCATCGAAAGGCGCGTCAGAAGCATCCTCGATACGATTGCCGTTGGAGCCTGGGTGCCTTTTCGCTCAAGTCTCCCATATACTCCTCCGATATTTGATCTTGGAGACTGCCTGAAGTTTACTGGTGGCCATGCAGGCAGCAGCTCCATATGCTGCGTGATGCATTGGGACTGGACACACCATGATGGTTTGGAACTCGAAGGATTCGGATCCGATCCAGCACTCGCAACGGCACAGAGCAAGACAGACAAGGAGATTAGCGGCTTACTTTCTCAGGTTTCAAGCGACACGGTTCAGTACTATCCGTTTGTAAACACAGATGGATACTCATTTGGCCCACGAACAGAAGTCCTCTCAATTACTTTCGCATCAACTAAAGAGACCACTGTTCAATTCGATGCCAACATCTGCCTCGAAGCGCTCGGAGATATCACTGATGAACTTGATGATAACGGAAAGCTGACGGCCAGAACTTATCATCGAACCAAGTTAAGCTGCGAGTATGAGATGAATGACACGGTTTTAGAAACCATGCCAATGGAAAGCTATTGTGATGGGCCTCATATACTTCATCTTTTCCGCCCTATAGGTGCCCAGAAAGACATTGCGAATACCCTTGTTCTTTGGCTAAAGGCACAAGATGGGATCATAAAAATTAATCCAGGAGCAATCCGAGCCATGGTCTCTGGCTCAGGGCTTGCTGCAAATGACAACAAATGGGATAGGACTCATGAATTTCGTGCCACATTTGGCTTGTCTCTCGCATATGTAGCAGAAGCGTCTCCACAAATCCGATTCACAGATGACATGGGCGTATCTGACAATGGCTCGTTCTATGAGGCACTCACTTCCAAGATTAGCCTCTCTCTTTCGAGAACTGGCCTTTCTATTCCATATCATGGTGGTCTTACGGATGCCACCGGCACGGAAGCCGCAGTCGTTGTCCTCGATGAGTCAAAAAGGGATCGCTGTACTTATGATGCTGCGGCTTTCGACATTACGTCAGGAGGCTTCACAGCGGTATCTGATGCCACAATCATTTCTTGGCTCATGGGTCGCGACTATGCCACTGTTGGCGTTTCATCCATCACGGCGACTGTCACAGATGGGGTTAGGATTTCGACAAGCTTTGACAATGGCTTAACTTGGGTTAAATGGAATGGTTCCTCGTGGACGGCTTGTGATGCCTCAGATGGGATGAGTGCCGAAGATCTCAAAGCGCTCACGGAAGCAGACTGGGCACTCGCCTTCAACCACATGCTTAAAGTCAAGGCATTCTTGCCTGCAGGATCCACGCTGACAAACATCAACATTACGTTTGATATAAAAGATTGGAGCTAGCATGCTGCATGGACACGCAGATATCTATCTTCGCGATGCCACGACGGGCAAAATTGTTGACGAGCGCCATGATGACAACCTTGTCACCACCGCGGCCCAGGATGCCATCTCAATGAACCCTTATGCCATGCGGAGCAATCTTAATGATGGCTTTGGCATGATTCCTGTTGTTCCAAACCTTATTGGAGGTGTCCTCCTTTTTCCAAACACAGTCCCAGAAAGCACAAGTGACTATTTTGCCAGAAACCAATGGCCTACGGGATATTGCTCCAACAACGCCGATTCCACTGATGACCCTCGGCGCGGAAGCTATAACGCAACCGAAAGCTATGCAACATCTGGCGGCTACAGATTAGTGTTTGACTTCGGGACCGCCGACGCAAACGGAGACATCTCTTGCATCTGCCTTACAAACCGAAACGGTGGGATGTCATTTCAAGACTCGCGATTCACCAAAGGCCGTGCCATCACTAATGTATGCCGTAACAGCATGACCTTCCATCTTGGAGACAACTCAGACAACATCACTCCAAATGCCTTTCATGATGGCGCTTTCTACAAAGAATACTTCACAGATGACACCTCAGGGCAAGGGTCAACAAAGCTAACGCTACGCAAATGGTCATCTCCTCCGCTTGCACAGCCACTTGCGAGGTCCTACTCTCTGAGCAAATACGAAGATGTCAGCATCGACCTTTCACAGACTCATGCAAAGCCAAGCGCAAACTGGGATTGGGACTATCACGGGGCACAGAATAGGCATTATTACTACCAGTATTTCAGAAAGTACAAATGGACGGACGATGGCCTTGTCATCTTCATGAGCGACAACCGCAACAACGTCTCACTCACTCCAAGCGGAACATGGTATGTGATAAAAGTCTCTTGGGATGGAACCGTACAAGAAAAGTCCTTCTCCTATGCCGACATGTCAGGTGTGGATCTTGCGAGGCAGATCATTCTCACGCCAAAGTGGATCTACGTTCCATGGCAAAAGAAGGATACATCAGGCGATTATTCAAGAGGCTTCTATGCTGTGGATTTCGACGACACTCAGAACATGAACTCCATCACAAGTGGGCTAGATGACTACAAAAGCTATCGGTGGGCCGGAAATTATGAGGCTTATAACGTTGCGCTTGGGGTTCCTTACGGCAGCATGGGTCTTTATAGCGATGAGAACTCCACCTCGTATGATTGGGGATTCGCCCTTGCTGACGGACAGATGGTCGCTGAGGATATCGGCCGCTGTTGTGTTCCTAACCGAAGTGCGGATAGCTATTGGAATAGCAGCTATGCCTGGATGGCGGGACATGTTGGGCCTTTTTGCTTTGTCAGAAATGATGAGAGCATATCCGTCTATTTAGACAACACCGCCCTAATGACAATTGACAACCTCTCATCTCCTATCACTAAAACCGCTGACAGAACGCTTAAGGTCGTCTATACACTGACGGAGGAATGAGATGAGTTCGAGAGTTGTTACAGACGTAGATCTTTCGACAGGAACCGTAAAATTTGGCTCAGCAGCAGGCACATCTGATTGGCCACCACCAGGCATAGTGCTTATAGGTATCGACTCGGACACAGGTTATGTTGTCGCTCTCTATAACGACAACGACCCACAGCCAAATTTTGAGACTGATGCAAATGGATATCTGTATTTCATAGACGAATAATCAAGGGAGGGCGTATGGGCAGAGTACTTGTTGGCCAGCCGTTGCAGGGTCCTCAAGGCCAAGACGGAAAAGCTGCCACGGTCAAGGTTGGCATCGTCACTGAGCTTGAGGCTGGTCAAGCACCAACCGTCACTAACTCAGGCAACGAAAACGCAGCAATCCTGGACTTTGGAATACCCAAAGGCGTAAGTACGCTAGCAACTCAAGACGCAGACGGTCTCATGAGCTCTGCTGACAAGATCAAGCTCGACACACTTGGCAACTCAATAAGACTCGACTGGGACACCGATGACAACGGCATCAGGTGGCCCAGCGTAATCACAATGGAGTAAAAAATGGCAGATGAATCAAAAGTCACCATGCATGTTATGACAGATGAGACTGGCCAGGAAATCTTGGATCAGCTTAAAAAGGTTACAGCAGTTGCCGGCCCACAAGGAGAAAAAGGAGACAAGGGAGACGCAGCGGCCACCATTTCGGTTGGCTCTGTCACAACTCTAGATGCGGGCAGTGAGGCAACAGTTACAAACTCTGGGACTTCATCCGAGGCTGTCTTTGACTTTGGCATTCCAACTGGCGCAAAAGGCGAAAAGGGCGATAAAGGCGAAACTGGCGACGTCGGAGAAAAAGGCGAAATCGGCCCCCAAGGAGAAACTGGAACAGCGGCCACCATTTCGGTTGGCTCTGTCACAACTCTAGACGCGGGCAGTGAGGCAACGGTTACAAACTCTGGGACTTCATCCGAGGCTGTCTTTGACTTTGGCATTCCAACTGGCGCTACAGGAGCCAAAGGAGATAAAGGAGACGTTGGAGACAAAGGAGATAAAGGGGACGCTGGCCCTGCAGCAACTGTCACAGTTGGAACCATAACAGAGCTCGCAGCAGGATCCACTCCAACCGTCATAAATAGCGGAAGTGATTCCGCTGCAGTTCTCGACTTCGGCTTCCCGGCAACGAATGTATCTGCAAGGGCATTGACACTCAACCTGCCTGCTAGCGGGTGGACGAATAAAGCTCAGACCATACAGGCCGACGGTGTCTCGACAGAAAGCACGATCATTGTGACTTATGCACCTGCGTCAAAGTCCCTTTGGCAACAAGCAAATATAAGCGCATCAAGCCAAGCAGATGGGACTCTGACATTTGTTTGCGATTACACCCCTACCGAAGACATCACAGCAAACGCACTTGTCATGTCAGTGGTTGCATAGGAGGAAAAGTGATTTTTAACATGTCAGGCGGTGGATCCACCGTAAGCTATAAATTCTATTTTGAGATAACAGGCGATCCTGGAGCAGCTGTTACAGCAACAGGTCCAGACGAGCTCTCTGGGACAATCGGGTCTGATGGCAACCTTACACTTACAGCAACTGTCCCTGGAACCTATACCATCTCAGCAACGCTTGATGACCAAGCTTCACTCCCTGTAACTGTCGTAGCAGCTGATGATGGGACAACGTATCAAGCCGATTGTTCCTTCCTCGCTGAGCATGCATCTTTGGAAGAATATAGTGTTACAGAGTTAAGGCGGATTGCTGATGATCTCGCCGCTAAAGGAACATCATCGACAAAATACGAGGAATTCCATGGCTATCTCACCAACGGAGCAACCTGGAAGACTTCTCTTGTCGGTTTGGATTCGCTTGCAAGTGAAAACCAGATACTTGAGGCCAGAATCATTGGCATCAACCATGACACGGCTACAGAAGGCGGAACGGCAGGACTCACATTCCAGGCAATCCATGCCTTGCCCTATGCCTTCCAAATGAACGAGAGCGACACAACGTCAGGCGGCTGGGAGTCGTCCAAGATGAGGACCACGCTTAATAGTGGAGAAGTGTGGCAGATGCTGCCGACAGATCTGCAAAGTAATCTTGTCTCGGTACAAAAGATCACAAACAACGTTTCAGGCAACAGCAACAGCTCAGATGTCAGCGAAACAAGTGACAAGGTATTTTTGCTCTCTTATGCAGAATATGTAGCCAAATCGTATTGGTCGGGGACGATTGCCAATGAAGGTGAGCAATACGAATACTGGAATGGCAAGGTCACAAACAACTACTCCGGCAATAGTGCTTTGATCTCACTCACAACGTGCAGAGATGGCAGCGCATATGCAAGCCATGAAGGCTCGCTCCTTGCTGGCCGTAGCTGGGAGCGTTCCCCGTTTCCGACGAACGCTGCTCACTTCTGCCGTGTGACCTCTTACGGTGATCCCAGTAACGGCCGCAACGCTAGCAATGGGATGGGTGTTACTCCCGGCTTCTCGTTTTAATCCTGTAGCCATGAACATTGAGCGAGGCTGTGTCCTCGCTCGTATCTGGAGGAAAAATGAGTGTCGCGAGATCTGCGAGGAAGACAAGCTCCTGTCAATACGTAGTCACCGCAGGAGAGGTTGACAGCCTTATAAGTCAACTTGCTATCAAGTTGCCAAAAAGGTGGGATGCGACACGCAAGAGCATGCTATTAGAAACGTCTGACAAGCTTCTTTCAGAATGCGTTTCAGCCAATGCTATATGGACAACAAACCAAGAAGAACATCGCATGCGCCTCTGTCACCTTACAGAAGCATATTGTGCTTGTGCTGTTTTACAAGTGAGAATAGATAGGATCGCCTCAGAACGTCCAACCAAGAGATTTGATCAGACTGATGAGAACGGAGAGACAGTCCATATTGAGCAACCTTGTGTATCTGATGGCTTTCTAAAAGTGCTGTGTCTTACGGTTGACAAGGAACAATCACTAATTAAAGGCGCGCTTAGGCATGAAAGAGAGAAACAAAGGCTATGTTAATATGTAGTCGCGGCGACACCCAAGGCTCGCTCAATGCTGGCAATAGCTGGGAGCGTTCCCCGAATCCGACGAACGCTGCTAACTTCTGCCGTGTGAACTCTAACGGTGATCCCAGTAACAACAACAACGCTAGCAATGGGATGGGTGTTACTCCCGGATTCTCATAAATTGGCACAAGTACCTCATGAAGAGAACGTGCGAGATTTTACGAGAAGGGGGTGTCGTCGATGGGCATAAGCCCTAAACGAGATGGGCGGCGGAAAGCAGGTGTAACAACCTTCCAACTCACAGGCTATCTTAACTGCCTGGCCGCCTGTCCTATTTTATGAGTCGCTACGTGAGACTCGCGAAGAGGCGTAAGAAGCTGTATCACGTCCTCGAAACTGCAGAGATATTTTCTCCAAGGAGCCTCTACGAGGTATCTCGAGAGTGCCGAAAGCATGTAAATTGGAAGGGAAGCGTCCAGCGCTGGTGCCTTTATGGCTGGCTAAACTCAGTCAAGCTGTCTCAGAAGGTCCTCTCGGAAGAATACAGGCCAAAGAAAAACAAGACTTTCGTCCTCCATGAACGTGGTAAAGCTCGCATCATTTGCCCTGTTTCTTTTCAAGATCGTGTAGTTGAGCATACCCTTTGTGAGAAAGCCCTTTTACCTCTTTTGAGTCCAGAAATGTCTTATGACAATGCCGCAAGCAGGCGTGGAAAAGGTACCGAATTTGCACGTGAGAGATTTAAGGATGCCATCTCAACAACAGCAAGAAGATATCCTGAAGCTGCAATTCTCGTTTTTGACTATCATGACTATTTCGGATCTATCCCGACAAGCCGAGTGCTCAGGGCAATTTCAAACAAGCTAGACGCTATTGCCGAGACTGAAGATGACTATAAGGCAGCAAACTTTCTTATACGGCTACTCTCTTTATTTCTTAATGGCATCGGTCTTGACATTGGAAACCAGACTTCACAGGTTATAGCGATCTGGTGGGCCACTCCAATAGATAGATGGCTTAACAAGGTAGCCATAAAGAGCGGAAGGTATATGGACGATGGATGGGCACTATTCCCTAATAAGGGATCAGCTCTTGAAGACATGAATGAGCTTAATTCTAGATCCGCTGGACTTGGCCTTACGATCAACACAAGGAAAACGAACGTCTTACTTTTATGCGGAGATAAGATCCCGTATTTAAAAGGTGTCTACACAGTTAGCAATACCGGAAAGGTTGTTTGCCATATTAGCTCATCGACTATACGTCGCTGGAGAAGGCATGTGAGACACCTCTCACGTAAAGTCAAAAATGGCAGCGCCAGGGAAGATGACCTTAAACTTTGTCTCGCATCTGCGCCATCGATAATGAAAAGGTGTGACTCACAGAGTAAAAGACGAATCGCATGGAAGTTTCAATACCCAGATGTCAATCCAAGGCACACACAGAACAGCTGATACGTAAGTCAGAAATCCATGGCCAAAGATCTGGAGCTCATACCCATGGGCTCTTTTTATGCCATAAGGGAGTTGATTATGGATTGGGCGAGTATCGTTTCATCAGTAATTCAGTCGGTTCTAGTCGCTCTTCTCGTGGCATTTGCACCAAAAATTATCAAAGAGATCAAAAACATCGCGTCCATAAAGCCGACGCTCGCCTCATTAAGCAGCAGCCTCACAAACGTAAGCGACAAGCTCGACGGCCTTACTAAGCGTGTAGATGACGAGTCAAAGCAGCGGGAGGCACACGACCGCCTTGATGACTCGGCGGCCGTCTTCAGCATGCGGGATCACCTTCTCACAGAGCACGATCGGATCGTTACCAAGGGATGGGCTGACTACTCAGAGCGTGCCTCATGGCATAACGCCTACGCGATCTACGAAACCCTCGTCGCCGCGTCAGGCCAGACCAACGGTGTCATGGGAGATTACGCCGAAGACATAGACGAGCTACCGACCGGAAAACCAGCAGCGTAAAGGAGCAATTATGGATACTAAAAACACAAGCATCACGAAAGTTTATTTCATCCCCGACCAAGCATATGACGTCATGAAGTGGCTTGCGGCCCTGGCCCTGCCGGCACTTGCCGTCTTCATCGCGACGGTCGGAGCAGCTGTTGGATGGCATGACGCGCCAATTGTTGCGACCATAGTAACTGCCTCCGCAGCATTTCTCGGCACACTCTGTGGAGTTTCAACGCTCACTGCAAAGGATGGTGAGTAAGTAGCTTTATGAAAAGACATAAATTAGCGGCTGTATGCGCCGGGCTTATGCTCGGCGCTTTTTTTGTCTTCGGGAGCACAACTCCCGCACTTGCCGACACACTCAACGGTTTGGATGCCGCGAGCTATCAGGCCGGAATTAACGCATCCACGGTCGAGAGTGACTTTTTTATCGCCAAGGCAACACAAGGGACCGGCTACACCAACCCTTACTGGAGACAGTGGGCCACGCAGACGCTCAATTCTGGAAAGGGCCTCGGTCTCTACCACTACGCGAGCGGCGGCAATGCCGTGGGCGAGGCCGACCATTTCGTCAACGAGGTTAGCAACTATTCCGACGACGCTATCCTCGTGTTGGACTGGGAGGGCGTGCAGAATTCGATCTTCCAATCAGGTTCTGACGCGTCCTGGATCGCACAGTTCCGGCAGCGCGTGTACGAACGCACCGGCCAGTGGTGCGTCGTGTATGCGAGCAGATCCGTGCTCGGATCGCTCGGCGTCGACAACGCCCACATCTGGGTGGCACAGTATGCGACCGACAGCGCGCAGTACGGCTACGACCCAAGCCCCTGGCGCTCTTCTGCTGATATCGCAGCCGGATACCCGCTGCGCCAGTACACCTCTTCCGGCCTCGTAAGTGGCTGGGGAGGCTATCTTGACCTCGACGTTTTCTACGGCGACCGCACAAAGTGGGACAGCTATGCAAGTGGGAATCCATCGCAGGATGCCGGCGAGATACAGGCGACTTATTCCTACGATCTCGCAATTGATGGCGTCATTGGCTATAACACGACCACGAGTTGGCAGCAGCAACTCCATACCGGCATCGTGGACGGCTCCATTTCCGGCCATAACGCATGGCGCCACGTCTATGCGCCAGCCATCACGTCGTGGGACAAGTCCTATCTTTATGGATCACACTTTATAAAGGTACTACAGCAATATCTCAACGATCATGGCTACAGCGTCGGATACTACGGTGCAGACGGATACCTCGGCCGCGATACTGTTAAGGCTGTGCAGCGCTATCTACAGGCCAAAGGTTACGATATCGGATCATATGGTGTTGACGGCTATCTCGGCAGCTCGACCGCGTGCGCTCTCCAACAGTCACTCAACGACGATGCATGGGAGTAATCATGACCGACACATGGACACTCGAAATTTACGAGCACAGCTCTGACGATCAGCTTGTAGGCGTCTTCGACTTCCGCAACAAGCGAAGCCTACGAGAGTGGTGCTATGCGCACGTAGAGGCTGCACAGATGAACTGGGATAATGCCAACCACGCCTGTCACGTATATCTTGGCGGCGGAACAAGGGGGCTTTTTTGCGTTTAATTGCGTTTAAGAGAGCATATACCGAGAACCTAGTCTCCTTATGCAGCCATGAGTTTTGCCGCCAGAAACGATTGCATACCAATTGTCATTCCATCTTGGTTCATCTTCTTGAGAACTTGAGGCACAAGGGAGGGTCTTTCGATTCCAACGGCCACAGGTTCGTTTCCGTACCATCCACGTGCTGAATACTGCTTACGCAGGGACCTGTTGCGCTCTTCGTTGATAATTCCATAACTCTTACAACAGCTCAACAAGAAGCTAATCGACACTCCATATACAGCCTTAAGTCTCTCAAGTCTTCTTAAAGTGACAGGTTCAGATGCGAATGTGAGCTCAGCATTCTCCCTAGGGAAAAGAAGATAGTTGGCAAACAGCCATGCCTGCGGCTCTGCGTCTTTTGCATCGACCGAGGGGTTTTTTGTATGCAAGATGAGGTGTCCGACCTCATGGGCTATTGTGCCGCGAAGCACATCTCCTGGTAGTGACGTCGAAACAACCACCAACGGTGTACGTTCTCCGAGATCGGCCCAAACGGAATAGGCAGAGAGCTTCCTGTCATTATTGGGCATGGGAATCTTGGCAACTGCCACTCCCGATCGTTCACAGGCTCTTGTCATGTTCCCAATTGGTCCAAGGTCAGGAAGTCCCATCTCTGAGCGTGTTCTTTGTGCAGCCTCTTCGATCGTGTCGCCAGATATAGAACCATCAAAAGGTGTAATCGTTGGCTTTGGTAGTCGATATGTTGTTGTTGCCTCATCAATTACCTCAGCTATGAGACATGTCTTTGCCGCAAGTTCCTCAATCTTTTTCTTCGGAGCCGAAGATTGTTTGCGAAATCTCCCACCAGAAACCTGATAAAGAGGGGCGTCTATGAAGAAACCAACGGGTATTGATGTTGCATCGGAGACTTTCGTTATATCATCGTTCGACGCATCCAGAAGACCATTCTCTATCTTTGATAATCTACTTGTTGGTATTCCCGTTCTGGATGAGAGGACCTCGAGTGTCATGCCACATGAGACTCTGGCAGACCGCATTCTGGTTGCAATCATCATATAACCTCAACCACCCTTGGTGTTTCATCATCCCCGAAGAGATTGAATGGTTCATCGGTTGGATCGAATGAAGAATTATCCCCTGAGTCTGATACAAGTCGGCGCCACTTAAGTTTAGTAGTTCCTTTGGACGCAGAGAGCGGCTCAGAGAGATGCAGCACTGCTTCTCCCTTTTCGATCCTCCAATCAACGATAAGATGTGCATATCCATCAGCCTCGATCCATTGGCCCCACCATTCATCAGCTGATGTACCATCTGCAGGCATGATCATGCTCGTCGAGCAGTAGGACATACGCGAGATACTTTTTGCCTTCGGCACTCCACCGTTATGAGTACTTCTTAGGACCTTAACTCTGGCAAGCGGAAGAACAACCTCTATCCCAGTATTGGAGATTGGTGCAAGTTCATATTCTTTCGCAAGTTCTTGTTTGACAAAATACCTATAAAGATGTGATCTCATGAATTCATCTGGATTACTATTTCCGAATTGTTGACAGAACTCCTCGTACTTTGCACTAGCCACGTCGAAATCATCAACAAGGGATGCAATCAGTGGCTGAGATATTTGGCAAAGTTCATCTTCTTGCATCATAGTTGCTCCAAGGAAGTAGAGTGACATTTAACTGAAAAATATAATAGCATATGTCATACTATAGTGTAAGATCGATTAGTTCACTTTTGATTCTTCAGTGCTTTACCTTTATCACGAACCACCTACACTCCTGCCGCCACACCTCATGCAGCGTATCAAATCTTATAAACCTTACAGTCAGCGCTTAATATCGTATTATTTCAAGTAATACGTTTCCCCAGTTAAACGACTTGCTGTAAGCCTCGTAGAGGCCCGATCTCAATATAGATGGGCTACTACACGTGGAATATAGGAAAACTTAAATCAAAATAAAGTAAGACTTACTTGTATGTGATTAAAGTGATGAACTGTTGGGCTCCACCCAACCCCTTTTCATCAGAAGGCATCACCTTAACATCAAGTATGGTAAGACCTCGGTCTTGCATCTCATTGAGTATTGCATTCATCTGGTCATTGTATTTTGGATCAGGACCAAATGTCATGCCTCGATAAGTGTTTCCGAAGCTTCGAAATAACATGATATGGATACGCCCATCAGAAGCAGGTATGCGATCCAATGCTTTTTCTGCTTCTATTTTTGCTGTATTCTCCCGTTGCTTTTTAAAAGGCATCATTTATTCCTCTTCATATGGCTAGTTCTTTATAACACTCCCACAACCACATTGTCAGCTTAATGATGCCATTGATTATTGATTTCTACCGCTGGAAACGAATCATTACTACGCCTGTCGAATAGGCCATAAATGTTCGACCAGATTTACCTATGGGGAGCCAGAGACTCTTCAAGCCAGATGTTGAAAGCGTCTGGCTTTTTTCATAACAACGACAGCTGAGCTCCTTTTCATGGCGCCTTCCTCGGCAAAAGCCCCGCCTGTTGGCGGGGCAGCAAAGCTCACCGAACGCCTAAGCAAGCATCTCCCAGCAGCCACCTGGCTTCTGGGACGGGCAAAGCGAGCTTGGGGCGCAAGGCACCTACTCTTCCATATAATCTTTCAATTTGCCGGACCTGCTTGGGTGGCGCAGCTTTGCGAGGGTCTTCGATTCAATCTGACGAATTCTCTCTCGCGTGACGCCAAATTCGCGCCCAACTTCTTCGAGCGTGCGCGGATGGCCGTCTTCTAGGCCGAAGCGGAATTTAATGACCTTGCGCTCACGGTCTGCCAAGCCGTCTAGCACTTGCTCAAGCTGCTCCCGGAGCATCGAGTCTGAGGCGGCATCAGGAGGAGCCAGCGCAGAAGCGTCTTCAATGAAGTCACCAAGCTGGGAATCCTCCTCCTCGCCTATGGGCGTCTCAAGGGAAACGGGCTCTTGGCTGATCTTTTGTATCTCGCGCACACGCTCTGCCGTCATGCCCATTTCAGCACCGATTTCCTCGGGCGTGGGCTCCCGGCCGAGCTCCTGAAGCAATTGCCGCTGGACGCGCACGAGCTTGTTGATTGTCTCTACCATATGCACTGGGATGCGAATTGTACGCGCTTGATCGGCTATGGCGCGCGTAATCGCCTGGCGTATCCACCATGTCGCATAGGTTGAGAACTTGAACCCCTTTGTGTAGTCAAACTTCTCTACAGCGCGGATCAAACCAAGGTTGCCCTCTTGAATAAGGTCAAGGAAGAGCATACCGCGACCGACATAGCGTTTGGCAATCGAGACGGTCAGACGCAAGTTGGCAGAAATGAGCTGTTGTTTTGCATCAAGGCCGACTTGCTCTATGCGCGACAGGCGCCTCAACTCCGTGCGTGAAAGGTCTGCCTCCCCTCGCTCGGCGGCCTCAAGCTTCTCAGTA